GGGGCGGGGGGGGGGGGGCGGGGGGGGGGGGCGGGCGCCGCGTACCCGTTTCATGCGTTGCCGTCCAGCGCTTTTGCGCGTCTTCCCTGTGACGGAAATCACGATTCCTCGTGGAATCTGTGCGAACGCATTGGGCATGTGTGTCATGTGGTCGTCAAGTGGAACCGGTGCGACAAACGCGGGTTTATTCCGAGCCGGCGACGCGCACAAGCTCGGGATGGTACCCATTGCCACGAAGTCGCCGAGGCCGTGACGGACGGCCGCGCAGCAGTTCGCGCTGCGGCAGCAGACCGCGGTCACGGCAGGCCGCGCGGCACTAGAGTCGGTGCGTCCCCGAGCTCTACCACTGTCGCCACCATGAATCTGCTGCCCGCCGTCGTTGCCCTGTCTGCCGTCCTGCTCGCTGCCTGCGCCGGCTCGCCAGCCGCAATGGAGCACCTCTCTGAGGCTGAACTCTGGAACGCGCAGCCCACTTCGAAGTGCAACGCCTACCACTACAGCAAGAGCGAGAAGATGCGCAAGGCGCTGACCGAGCGCGTCGACGTCTACCCGGAGAACTGGCCGGCCGTCGCTGCGGGCCAGGTGAAGATCGGGTTCACCGAGGTCGAGCTCATCTGCGCGCGCGGCTACCCGCGCAAGATCAACGAGAGCGCCAGCGCGGCCGGTGTGCGCAAGCAGTGGGTCTACGGCGGGACCGACCGGTACATGCCGACGGAATACTTCTACACCGACGGCCGGCACGTGACCGGCTGGAACTGAGCCGCACCCGCACCGCACAGGCCGCCTTCGGGCGGCTTTCGTTTTTCTGAGCCCGTGAAGGCCATCGACACGGTCGAGAGTGCCTACGGGTCAGGCCACTGCAGATCGCCGCCTGTGCGAGCGCCTAGGCCCCGCCGCGGGGTGTTCTGCTCGGCAGCGTCCCCGAGTGCGCGGATGCTCGAGGCCGGCATCACCAGCACGCGCCCGCCGGCCTGGCAGCGCACCGCCGCACCGTCGAGTCCGTTGCTGATCTCGCACGGCCCGGATACCCAGGCGCAGGCGGCCAGCAGCGCGAGGATCAGCACCAGCGTCACAGCGCCGGCAGCAGCAGCGCGCCGGCGAGACATGCGAGCCCCGCTGCGGTCAGGTTGACCCGGCCGGCCGGGATGCCGATCGCCGCCAGGACGAACAGGATCAGGGCGGCGAACAGAAGCAACGCGTGAACGGTCATGGTGGTCACCCCGCTTGGTCGGTGTTGGCCTCGGCGTCGCCGACGCCGAGCTCGCGCAGCTCGATGTAGTCCAGGCCGATCGCCTCGGAGGACTCGCCCGGCTGCAGCTCGAAGTCCTTCGCCCGGTCGTCGCCCGGCATGACGCGCAGGCCGTGCGTCGCGTGCCGGTTGTCGATGCGCAGCTTCACAACCGGCGCCGGATGCGCGCCGATCATCTTCGGCTCGCCCTTCGGTGCATGCGCGCGCCAGAACGTCACCAGCCGCACGAACGCGTCGGCGACGTCGTCGACGAAATCGCGCATGTCTTCGCGCACGCTCGGGTTGTCGCCGACGGTCGCGACGGTGACCCGCGCGTCATCGACCACGTGGGTCGCGCCAGGCTCGAGCGGCAGGACCAGCGTCTCGCCGCCTTGCTTGTAGACGAGCGGCACCTCGAGCGTGCTGAGGTTGATAAGGGTGACGTTCACGGTGTCTCCTGTTCTGCGGCTGCGCCGCTGCCGTTCGGTTTGGCCTGCGCCGGCAGGATGCCGCCGGACAGCATGTCGGCCTGCGGCGCATGCATCGGCTGCTGCGGCGCGTTCGCCTGCTCGTTCTGCGCCGCGACCTGGGCGTTGACCTCGGCCTCGAGCTGCACGATCAGCGGGTGCACCTCGTCATGCGGGCACATGCCAACGGCGCGGCGGATGTAGTTCCACGCGGCCGGCGTGACCGGGAGATTGATGACTTCGGGTGTTTTCATTTCGGTTGTCCTTTCAGGAAACACCGGGACCGTAGATGTACGCGCTCGTCGCGTCTTTAAAGAGAATCTCCGCGATTCCCGCCGCGGCCAGCGTGCGAGTTCCACCGATTGCCGCACCGGCAAAAATCAGCGAGAACCCACCGCCCTGCACGACTTGAATGGACGACGAGAACGAAGAGTTCAGCACGCGAAGCACGTCATCCGCTTGGAATAGGCTCGGGTTAATCGTCACATTGCCCGTTGCGTAAATTGTTTTCCCACGATGCGTGCGGTCCGGCACTGCCACATATTGAGCGGACGGCATACCCTTCCACCCCAATTCCAACCCCGCGCGATCTTTGATTACTCCGTCAGAGGTGATTGTCAGTTGTTCAAACCCGCCGGCGCCAAGAGTCAAATTCCCACTGCAAAAAAGCGTAGCGTCATTGTTGGGGGTCCCGCCATAGATCGATCCGCGCTGCCCGAGTGCTGTTACCGTAGCTTCTGACTGATTTTGTACGTAATATGCCGCTCCTTGATTACTTCCAGCGCCGCCGATGACTCGCACGACGCATTGCCCCGCGGCAAGAATATCAAGCTTATAACCCGCTGCCCGGCCAATCCCCACATTCCCGGCCGCGTCGATCCTGACTGCTTCGTTCGCGTTGTCGAATGTCGTGCCACCGGTTCGGATGGACATGACCGCGTTTGCAGCGGTATTGGCAATCGCCGAAAAGTACGTTACTCCCCCGACGTTTTCCAGCGACGTTTCCCCCGCCGTCCCAGTCAGACGCAATGACACATTGGCAACCGTGTCGGACAGGTGCAATGTGCGGCGCGAACCAAAAATCTTGACCGGCGCCGCGCCAACCCCCACATCCCCGGCCGCGTCAATACGCATGCGCTCCGCGCCGCCAGTTTGAAAGGACACCGGAACATTAGTGAGACTCGATAGATAGACTTGCGCCGCGGTCGCGAACAATTCGCCGACTACATTTCCGCCCGCCATCAAGTCGATAGCTGCGCCGTTCGCCGCGCCCACTTGAAGGGTGCGAAATGGTGCGCCGTAATTCGTCGGGGTGCCGATGCCGATATTGACGTTGCCGGACGCGTCAACCCTCAGTCGTTCTACCCCTGCCGTTGATATCGCCAGATTGTTTGCATTCGGCGAATAAAGCCCCGTGTCCGCATCGCCCGTCACAAACAGCCCAGGCGCACCGACAGTGCCAGCGGGAAACCCGAGCGGCCCAGTCATCGCGCCGCCGCCGCCGCCCAAGTAGTTGAGTGGGTACGGTTGCCACGCCGCGCCGTCCCAGCGCTCGAACAGCCCGTTGTTGACGCGCTTGAAGCCGACGCGCAGGTTCGCGCCGACTGTCTCGTTCAGCGACGCCGCGGCCGCGATGTTGTCCTTCAGCACCGTCGGCCAGTCGAGGCCGGCGCCGCCCGCATACAGGTCTTCGACGACCGGGTGTGCAAAGTCGATTGCCATTTCAGATTCCCCTTACGAACCAGGACACCACGCCGGGCTTCGGTGTGCCGTTCTGCCGCGCCGAAAAGATGCTCATGCCCTGCTCGTCGACGTCCAGCTGATACCGCGCATAGGCAATCTCCGGGTCGCCGCTCGTGAGCTGCACGGTGCGCACGTCGAGAAACTCGACGTTGAACGTGACGTGTGCAGTGCCCGCCGCGTCGGTCGTGACCATGCCACCGTCGTCGCGGTACTGCACGTCGAGCGTGAACTGGGCGCGCGACACGTCGGCCATCGCCTTGCCGTTCGCGTCCGAATCGACCTCGATGTCGATGCGCACGTAGCGCGTGCCGGGCGGCAACAGCGCCGAGGTCTGCACCGGGCCGCGCGCGATCTCGGTCCAGGCGTCGCCCGCGTTGGTCTTGGCGAACAGCGCCGCGACCACCAGCGGCACGCCGGGGCCGATCGCCGTGTAGACCACCTCGGTCGACAGCAACAGGCTCGGCAGGTTCTGCTGGTAGTCGTGCGACCACGAGAAGACACCGCGCGTCGCGCCGGGCGGCGCCGCGTAGACCGGCGTGCCGAAGGCCACCTGGTCGGCCGGCTGATCCCAGCTGTGCGACTCGAAGTGCGCGGCCCAGGTCTGCGCGGTGTTGACCGGTGCGAGGTAGCCGCTGACGAGCTTGGCGACCGCGTTGGTCTTGATGCACTCCGGCTCGGGCAGGAAGTCGAACAGCGCGTCGAGCAGGAAGTAGTTGTCGGGCGCGATGACCTTCAGGTCTTTGCACTGCTGCGGAGCGCGGTTGCCGGCGATGTCGACCGCGGCCATGCAGTAGTGCCACATGCCCTCCTGCTGCTCGGACAGCACCGCGAACTCGCCCGAGTAGCGGCCCAAGTCCACCGGCGGTGCCTCGACGTTCTTCGCCCGGATCTCGTTCAGATCCTGCGCGGTGACCACGCCGGCCGGGATGACGCCCATGCCGTGCGCGAGGCGCCGCTCGGCGCGCGCGGCCTCCGGCACGTGCGTCTTGACGACCTCGTAATACTCGATCTGGAACGTGGTCTGCGCCGTCCATTCGCCGTCGGGGACGCCGCTCAAGCTGCCCCAGCGGAGGAACACGGTGTTCTGCACCGCGGTGCCGACGACGGTGACCGCGCGCGGCGCGTCGACGTGGAACGGCGCTGACACCGGCGCGCTGCGTCCGCCGTAGACGTCCTCGACGCAGACGAAGACCAGGTGATCACCAGCCAGGAACGTCGCTGGGAGCTCGATGTGGTTGGCCTTCACCTTCGCTTCGCTCGCGGCGAGCTGGTCCCAGGTCTTGCCGACGGCGCCGAACCGCACCGCGTAGTAGGCGATGTCCACGCCCTTCGGCGTCGACCACGTCGCCAGCACGAAGCGCGGCATCGGCGTGGCGACCAGCCCGGTCGGCGCGACCGGCAGCGTCACCACCCCGGTCGGCAGCTGCACCGTCGTCGTCGCCGCCGGCCCGGCCACGCCCGGCCACTGCGCCACCACCGAGAAGGTGACCAGCGCGCCGGCGTACGGTGCGCGCCAGGTGTCGACGTCCGGCAGCGCGACGAACGACAGGCTTGCGGTGCGGCCGAGCTCGCGCACGGTGCCGTCGGCCAGCACCTCGCTGACGAGGTACAGCGACGGCTGCAGCGCGCTGGCCGGCGGCGACCAGGCGAGCGAGACGCTGGCGTGCGGGAACTGCCCGTCGCTCCAGGCGTTGACGCTGGCAACGAGGCCAATCACCGCCGACGGCAGGAACGATTCCGGACTCTGGCCCTGCGGCACGTACGGCGGAATCGCGCCGGTCTCGGCGGCGTAGATGCCGGGCGCGTACTCGATGCAGGAAATCGAGGCGGTCAGGTCGTTGCCCGGCATCACCGCCTTGACGATGTAGCGACCCTGCTCGACGCCGGCGGTGCCGTACAGCACCAGGTCGCCCAGCTTCGCCGTCGGCGGCAAGCCCGGCACGTCGAACCAGCCGCCACCGACCGAGGTGAACGCGAGGTTGCTGCTGATTGCGCCGGTGTCGGCGCGGTGACGCAGCGCCCAGGGTGGCTCGAAGGGTTTGAGCTCCGAGTCGAAGCGGACCTGCTTGCCGTTGATTTCCTCGAGCCGTGCCGACCAGCCGCCGACCGACAGCACGTCGTGCGCGATGCCGATCAGGTCGCCGCGCGTGCAGACGAGGTTCTCGATGTCGGTCTGCAGGGTGAATTCCTCGACCTGCAGCTGCGCGCGCGCGAACCAGACGCGCCCGTCGCGCCAGGCCTGGTCGGAGCTCGTGCAGCCGAATAGCTCGAGGTCTTCGAACACCGTCGCCGTGGTCTCGTTGTAGCCGTCGGCGTAGACCAGCCGCACCGCCTCCTGGTAGTTCGCTGCCGGGTCGATCCACTTCACGCGCAGCGCGTGTGGCATCGGCAGGTAACGCCGCGTCGCCGACAGGCCCCAGGAATTGCGCGGCGAGAAAATCTGCACCTCCGGCTTGGTGGCGTCGTCGACGATCACGCTGTATTTGTTGTCGCGCATGGCCGGCATCGCGCGTCCCGACGCGGCCACCGAGTTGAGCAGTTGCCACAGCGTGTAGCGCTTGTCGACGACGTAGTTGCAGCGTGCGTTCGGCTCGCTGCGCCCGGCCTCGATGCGGTCGCAGCGGTCGGCCCAGGCCTTGAACGCCGGCAGGTCGATGCGCTCGTCTTTCACCGGACGTTTGTTGGCCGGCCCGCGCAGCAGCTCGAGGTACTCCCAGGCCGGATTGCTCCACGTCTCGTCGACCGTCGCGGCCGGCGGCACCCAGTCGGCGCCGTTCCACTTCGGCAGCTTGGTCGTGACGAGTGCGTTCAAGTTGCCGATGGTGCCGGACAACTGGTCGGTCGCTTTCACGCGCAGTTCGATCAGCGCGACCGTCTGGTAGACGTCATTGCCGTCCGCGTCGCGCCAGACATCCGGCACGATCGGCGGCTCGTCGCCCGACGTGAACGAGCGCAGCGTATTCAGCGTCCGGTCGTTCAGCACCTGCGTGCCGGTCGAGTCGGCGTCGAGCCGGGTGAAGCGGATCTCCCACTGGCCGCTGTACGGGAAGGCGATGGTCACCGAGGTGGCGAACGGCGTCGGCTGGTGGCGCGTCAGCACCCAGTCGGCCGCACCGCCCGTGCCGTAGTTGAACGGGATGCGGTCGGCGATGTGCCCGCCGGCTGTCCACATCGGGATCGAGTAGGCCTGCGGCAGCCCGGTCGTCGTGCGCAGGTAGGTCGAGGTCGCGGCCTCGATGACCAGGCGCATGTTGCCGAACTGCACCCAGCCGCCGGGCGAGCCGATCGGCAACCAGTTGATGACGTCGAAGTCCTGCTGCCCGGCGAACAGTCCCCAGGCGCCGCGCGGCGCGGTGCTCGGCTTGACGCCGCCTTCGAAGACACCGCCCATGGTGCCGTCGCTCACCGACCAGGACTTGCCCGCGGTGGCCGGCAACCACGCCGCGCTGCTCCCAAGCGCGACGTCGCGGAACTCGACCCGGTTGGTCGCCGTCAAGTCGTTGAAGCCACCGGTCGTCGTGTTGAGCGTGCCCAGGCCCATCGGGTAATACAGGTCGACCACCGCCGAGTCGGTGGCCAGCCGCGAGCGCACCGAGATCGGAACGTTCTGCTTGAGCGCCAGCGAATACTGGTCGACGGCGACGTCGGACACGAAGATGCGCAGCTTGTCGCCGCGCTTGAAGTCCGGGTACACCTCGTAATCGGTCGTATAGGCCGACAGCGGGTTCTCGCCGATGCGGATGTCGTCGACGATCACGCCGCCGTAACCGAAGCAATAGAGAGCGCGCAGGTATTGCACGTCCTCGCGTGTGTTCGGGTCGTCGGTGGCCTCGCGCAGCACCTCGGTGTAAGGCACGCCGACCACGTCCGGATAGACGCGGTGCATGCCGAGCACCCGCGGCAGCACGCCGTACGGCTTGAAGGCGTTGCTTTGGCCCTGGAACGAATACGCCTTGCTGATCTCGGTGTTGCTGCCCATGGCCGCGGTCGGCGGCGGCTTGAAGAGGGCAGCGAGCGCCAGGTTGCCGACGACAGCGATGCCGGCGGCGACCACGCCGGCGCCGACCGAGCCGGCGGCCATGCCGAACACTTCCACCGCGGCCCATGGCGCCATCACCGAGATCGTGATGGCCGCGATGAGCGCGAGCGCTTGTTTCCCGTCGCCGCCGCCGTGCATGCCGAGCGTCAGGTCGACGCGTGCACCCTCGCGCGGACGGATGCGCGGCCACCATTCGCGCGGCACCACCTGGCGGTCGAGCAGCACCACCGCATGCGCCGCGACACCCGGCGGCCACGGGTAGGCCGCGACGATCTCGGCCAGTGTCGCGCCAGGAGCGACCGCAATGACAGTCTGCTCGCGCTCGCTCAGAAGGTGGGGCCGGACTACGACGTCCATCGATACGCCCCCTCGATGCGACGCGACCAGGCCGCCGAGGTGAAGCGCTCGAGCACGGTCGCGCGTCCGCGCATGCAGTGCAGCATGGTGCCGGCGCCGACCACCAGGGCGCAGTGCACGGGCAGCCCGATGCAGTTGAGCACCAGCACGTCGCCCGGCTCGGCCTCGCCGACGGTCAGGCGTTGCCACTCCGGCACGTGTTCGGCGAACGCGTCGTCGGCCGAGTTCGCGTCCGTGTACGACAGCGAGTAGGACGGCACGGCGTGGTGCAGGTAGCGGCGGCTGAGGTAGTAGACGAGGCCGTAGCAGTCCCAGCCGGCCGGCGTGCGGCCATGCTCGAGGTACGGCACGCCGACGTAGCCGGCGAGCTCAGTGCCAACGGACTCAGAAACAGCCGGGGAAGGTGCGCGGCTCATAGATGTCCCCGGGGTAGACCTGATTGAGCGGGTCGCCGCTGGCGAGCGTGCCCTCGATGGTCTGCGCGTTCCACGTCACCTGCACGAGCTGCAGGTCGGTGAGCTCCATCTCGATGACGTCCGGCGTCGCCGCGATGACCACCAGCAGCCGGCAGTCGATCGGCGCGATGACGCCGCGCAGCAGGTCGATCAGCCGCAGGTCGACGTTGTCGATCTGGATCTTGACGCCCTTCGGTGCCTCGTCGTCATCGTCCGGCAGGGTGAAGTTGAACCAGCACGCGGTGTAGGTGTGGCCGTTGCTGAGGACGTCCTCGGTGTTGTTGGCCGCGCGGTAGACGATGTTCGGCGGCGCCGGGTCGGTGAACTCGGACAGCAGGATGAAGGCGTCCCCGGACTCGTGCGCCAGCGCCGAGCGGATCGCGCGGACGGACAGCGCGCGGGTCAATTGGCCAGCTCCCAGACCATCGAGACCGCCACGCCGAGCGGGCCGATGTTGGAGAACGCCGGCGCCTCGACCATGCGCCACGGCACCACCTGGTCGAGCCACGGATGGCGGAAGTCGAAGCGCAGCACGCCGCCGTCGAGCGAGACATGAAAGAACGAGTCGAGCGCGTTGCGCTGCGCGATGTCCATCGTCATGCCGACCTGCGCGCGCACCAGCCGTTTGGTGAAGCGCCGGCGCACTTTCGGCGTGCCTTCTTCGACCTGGGTGCGCACGGTGACCGGCTCGGCCTGCTCGCTCCACGAGTCCGGGCAATCCGGCAGCTCGGCCGGCCAGGCGATCGGCACGGCGTCGAACGGCACCACGCCGTCGGCGACGAGCGGGGAGCGCAGGTTGACGTCGATGCTCATCACCGGCCCTTTCGCGGGATGCCGTAGGAGGTCGACAGCACGCGGTCGAAGCGCCCGCGGCCGAGGCCTTCTTCGACCGCCTTGTCGATCATGATGCGCAGCTGCTGCTCGCCGTTGGCGCCGCGCGACTCTTCGGTCTTGACGCTCGCGCCGGCCGAATTGATGACCGTCACATTGACCGGCGAGGCCTGCACGCCCAGGTCTCCCGAGCTGGTGCGCCGGAGCGGCACGATGGCCTCGGACACGCCGGGGACCTCGCCCATGATCCCGACCCCACCACCGTGGGCGAACATCGTCGGCGAACTGACGACCCCGCCGTGCGCGAACGGCACCGCCGGCGGGTAGGACGGCGCGGTCAGGTTCGGCGTGAACGGGTTCATGTACGCGTCGATGCCACGCATGATCGCGCGCTGGAGCATCACCTTCGCGATGCTGGCGAGGATCGACTTGACGATCTGGTCAATTTCGACCTTCGCGCCGCTGAATGCGTCAACGATCTGGCTGGCCGCGTCCTTCGAAAAGTCGATCAGGCCACCCTTGAGAAGCTCGGTCAGTTCCTGCACCGAATCCTTGGTCTCTTCGACGCGGTCCTTCGTCTTGTTGAAGGCCTGGCCCAGGTCGTCGACCAGCGTGTTGCGGTAGCGCAGCAGCGCGTCGCGCTTCTCGTCGTCGAAGGTGCGCGAGATCACCTCGTCGACCTCTTCCATGCGACGGCGGATCACGCGTGCCGGGTCGTCGGCGTCGAGCATCGCCTCGCGCAGCTGGCTCCAGTGCGCGATGTCGCGCTTGAGCTGTTCCTCGGCCGCTGCGTTGGCGCGCGCCGCATCCTGGCCTTCCTGCTCGCGCGCCCTGAATGCTTCTTCGCGCACGTCCGCGAGCAACTTCGCGGCCTCGGCTGCGGCGCGCGCGGCTGCCTTGATTTCCTCGGGCGTCGGCGTCGGCAGGGTTTGCAGCCCGCTGGTCTCGAAGCCGCTGCGCTTGAACTGATTGCCAGGCCCGGCCGCGATCTCGCGCGCCACCTGTGCCAGGCGCTTGGCTTCCTCGGTGCTCTTGCGCATGTTGTCGACCAGGCCCTCGCTCGTGTTGAGCAACGCGTCCAGATCGGTCTGCGCCTTCTCGCCCGCGGACAGCATGCCCTTGAAGTCCCAGTTCGAGAATGCCTCGTTCATCTCGCGGTTGGCCTGGCGCGCGCGCGAGACCAGCTTGAAGTAGGCGATCAGGCGGGTCGCGAACACGCCGAGTTCGACCGCGACGTCGCCGACGGTTTCGCCGAGCGCGATCCATCCGTCGGTGCCCTTC